AGTGAAGATTATATGTTCTGTCAATTGTGGAGAAAACTTGGTGGCCAAATTTGGTTATGTCCTTGGATGAAAACCGACCACATCGGAACTTACCATTTCAAAGGAGATATGCCAGCTGTTGCCAATTTTGTTGGAGAAATGTAAAATGGCTATATATGATGATTATGTTGAATACGGAAAAGATAATATTATAAGTATCGCCGGTGATACTATAAATCTTGGTCGTAAGTTTGACGGAGGTAAATTAGAATATGGTTTGCTTCCACCACACGCACTAGAAGAAACAGTTAAAGTGTTAACTTTTGGCGCTCAAAAATATGAACGTAATAATTGGATTCATGTGGATGATGGCGTTCGCCGATATTATGATGCATTACAAAGACATTTGTGGGCATGGAAAAAAGGTGAACAAATTGATCCAGAATCTGGTTTACATCACTTAGCTCATGCTATGTGTTGTTTAATGTTCTTATATGAAAGAGATGTAATTTATAATGATAAGGATGTGAAATGAAACTATCAAATGAAACACTAACAGTTTTGAAAAACTTTGCCGGTATTAATTCTGGTATCGAATTCAAACAGGGAAATAAAATTTCCACAATATCATCTACCAAAACTGTGTTGGCCAAAGCCACACTTAAAGATGAATTTCCACAAGATTTTTGTATCTATGACCTAAATCAGTTCCTATCCGTTCATTCGTTGAGCAAAGATACTGAGTTGGACTTTGACACTAATGATGTTATTTTTAAATCTGGTCGTTCCAAGACCAAGTACCGAATGACAGCCAAGAACATGATTGTTTCTCCTCCAGATAAAGAGTTGAAACTACCATCTATTGATGCTGAGTTCAAATTATCACAAGAAGATTTAACACAAGCTTTGAAGAACGCTGCTGTTCTACAATCACCAAATCTTGCATTTGAATCTGATGGTGAAACTGTTTCTGTAACAGTATTTAATGCCAAGGATGATTCTGCACACACAAACACAACAATTATTCATAGTGAAGGTCAATATAAGAAATTCAAAGCAGTATTTTTGGTTGAAAACTTTAAGATGATTACTGATACCTATAATGTAGAAATTTCTTCTGCTGGACTTTCTTCATTCAAAAATGAATCTGGTGATATGCAATATTTCATTGCGATTGAATCCAAAGATTCTAAATTCGGAGAGTAATATGTTTGTATATTTTACAGATGCCGTTACAAAGTCTAGAATGGCGGTTAATCCAAAACAAGTTGTTGCTGTTCTGAATTCTCCAAATACAGAACAAGTTCCTGGTAAAACTATTATTAGTACTGCTGCAGGAACATTAGCTATTGATGAAGATATTTTGGATGTTGTTGGAACATTAAATGGAGTTCTAAACCATGACTAAAGTGAATACACTATTTGGTTCTTTTGATGAAGAACAATTGAAAAAACTTAAAGGTTACATTGATGAAGTTGTTCTACACATGAATAGAAACAAATCCAACAATGAAGCCATTAAAGATATTATTGATGCCGCAACAGATGAATTAAATTTGCCTAAGAAAATTATTAAACGTATGGCAAAAACACAATTCAAAAATTCATTTCAAAGTGAAGTCGCCGAATCAAAAGAGTTTGAAGCACTATTTGAATCCATGCAGGATGTCAAATAATTTAATTATGTTTTTTATTATGGAGTTTTTGAATGAGCGAACACATGTTATGGGTGGAGAAATATCGTCCACAAAAAATTGAAGAATGTATTTTACCGGATTCTTTGAAAAACACTTTTCAGGAATTCGTAAATCGAAAAGAAATTCCTAATCTATTATTGTGTGGCACAGCGGGTGTTGGCAAAACAACTGTTGCTCGTGCCTTATGTAATGAGGTTGGTTGTGACTATATTCTTATTAACGGATCAGACGAGAATGGTGTTGATGCCGTTCGGGTAAAAATTAAAAATTATGCTTCGTCAATGTCACTTATGGGCGGCCGCAAGGTCATTATCATAGATGAAGCTGATTATCTAACACCAAACGCACAAGCCATTCTTCGTGCCGGAATAGAAGAATTCGCATCAAATTGTTCTTTCATATTCACCTGTAATTTTAAGAACAGGATTATCGATCCTTTGCATTCCAGATGCACTGTTATTGACTTTAAACCCAATGGTTCTAAAGCCAAGATGGCAACACAATTTTTTAAACGAGTTGAATGGATTCTTCAACAAGAAAATATCAACTATGAAAAAGATGTTGTTGCAGCAATTATCACCAAATATTTTCCAGACAATCGCCGTGTTTTAAATGAACTACAACGATATGGTGTTGGCGGTGTTATTGATAAAGGTATTTTGGCTGCTGTCGCTGATGTTAAGTTGACAGAACTTGTAGCGGCTTTGTCTAATAAAGATTTCACAGAAGCTCGTAAATGGGTTTCACAAAATTTAGATAACGATCCCGCAAGAATCTTCCGTAGTCTGTATGATGGTTTGAGTGACAAGCTAAAACCTAATTCTGTTCCACAATTGGTTTTGATCCTTGCCAAGTATCAATATCAAGCTGCATTTGTGGCTGACCACGAAATCAATTTGATTGCATGTCTAACTGAAATCATGGTGGAGTGTGAATTCAAATGATGACAAGAACCGATTTCAAAGCCATAGCTCAAATCATTCGTGAACATAATGTTTCAAAAAAATTCGATGATAAAGAATTTTATGCATTTGTCAGTAAAATGTGCATACATTTTGCACAAAGTAATCCTACATTTAATAAACAGGATTTTTTGCGTAAATGTGGTTGGTATAGTGGGTGATGTATGAGTCCATTTGATTATGCTGATTATATTTTACGAAAGAAAACACCCGACTCTGAACTGGATTTTGCAGATTACAAAGCTTTTCTAATCAATAGATCGTTGTCATATCACTTGGATTGTGTTCTTTATGTCAATGAGATGAACCTAAAACCATCTCTGGATTCAGACATGCAATACCAGTATCTTCTAAATAGTATCAGGCCTATGAAACGGAAGTTTATTCCATGGAGTAAGGTTGAGAAAGATAAGAATATTATTGCTATAAAAACATATTTTGGTTATTCTAATGAAAAGGCCAAACAAGTTTTAGATATTCTTACAGATGAACAAATCGCTGAAATAATAATAAAAACAGAAAAAGGCGGAGTGAAATGATTGAACTAAAGAATTTGGTAGAAGTAACATTAAATGAAAAAGATGATTTTTTAAAGGTTCGTGAAACACTAACTCGGATCGGTGTAGCTTCCAAAAAAGATAAAACTCTATACCAATCTTGCCATATTTTACATAAACGTGGACAATACTATGTGGTACATTTTAAAGAATTGTTTGCGTTGGATGGTAAAGAGGCAGATATTACAGATAATGATTTGGCTAGAAGAAACGCCATAGTTAATTTGTTGGAAGATTGGGGTTTGTTAAAAGTGGTAAATAAAGAACAGACAAAAGTTCCTGAACCCATTTTTCTTTCACAGGTTAAAATCATATCACACAAAGAAAAGAACGAGTGGCAATTAGTACCAAAATACAATATTGGTAAAAAACCACAGAATTCTTGATTCGATAACTAAATAAAAGTATAGTCCCATCGGGATGGGAACCAGCAGTCCGAGGTTAAGGCTGGTTATAAATTCCTCGGGCCAACGCCTTTTAGGGTTGGCAAATTATTAACTCGCTTACTAAGGAGAAAAAAATGACTTATCTCACACCTATGTTTGACTTCCGTAAATTGGATCCGTTTGCTGTTGGCTTTGATGAAGTTTTCAAAGACCTACAAGAAATGACCAAGAATACTGCGAAGCATCTAACCGCATATCCTCCATACAACATTCGTCAAATCAAAGACAACAAGTATGTCATTGAAATGGCCGTTGCTGGCTTTGCAAAATCTGATATTGAAGTTACATTAGAAGGTAACACTTTGGTAATTAAAGGTTCTGCAAAAGAAATGGATGCAGAAGAAGGTACATTCATTCACAAAGGTATCGCTAACCGCAACTTCAGCCGTGAATTCAAATTGGCAGACAAGATAGAAATCAAAGATGCCGAATTGGTTAATGGTGTATTAAAAGTTTGGTTGGAAAATATGGTCAAGGCGCAAGACCTGATCAAAAAGATCAGCGTAAAGGAAAAAAAGGACGAATAATCCTTCCTTAAATAAGAAGGCTCTTGACTGAGCCTCTTATCTTTGATATAATGTTATTATGAAATCCGAAAAACCAATCAAAGTCCGTGTAATATCTTCCAGAGAAGAATTTTACACCTTTAAAAGCTGGCCTACAAAAACAATTGAAGGCATCACTTTTATAGGTGTGAATAAGTTCGTACCCACGCAAGACAAAACACAAATCATGTATTGGCTTCGTCAGGATTCTTTGGAATATATTAAGTAATTTGCGCCTGTAGCTCAGTTGGTCAGAGCAGAGGACTCATAATCCTTTGGTCCTAGGTTCAAGTCCTAGTGGGCGCACCATAT